CTTCTACGGTAACGTAGTAGTATCGATCAGGGATTTAGGAACCTGACAAGTCAACCGGCTAACCACCGGTGCAAGTCTCGGGACCTGACCAGACCTAGGTCAAGTTTGTTCTCGAGACTTTCTGACTTCGACGACAACCTGGAGAACTAACATGCTGGACAATGTGTTGCTCGGGCTTTTTGGCCTCCTTGCACTGCCTCTTTTGGTAGCGCTCGGCGCAACTCTCATCCTGCTTGCTCTTGTTCTTCTGTTTGTCGGCTGTGCTGTCTGGATCGTTTACTTGATCCGTGAGCACTTCCTTCGTCGTCGTCATATGCGTGCCGATGCACGTGAATCCACACTCTAACCAACGTGTGGGTAAGCTCCCGACTGGGGGTAATACCCCAGAAAGGACTTATGGTAGCCCCTACTTCAGGGCCGTATCTGTTCTCCATACCTGATAGCGCGCTTGGCTTTCAAGACAAGCGCAACTACAGGCAGACCCCCCCATACACACTGAATCTTCCGTATTACTGCGCTAGAGCTTCGCTCAAATCGCAAGTGATCGGAGACAAGATGTGGAATGGGTTTCCGGGTTCGCAGTTCTTCGGTCCAACTCACAAGTTGATAGCCTTAGATGCTGCGACGTACGTCGATTTGACTACTCAATCGTACGCACGTTTGGTGAACGCGATACAGAACAGCGCCCAGTTCGCTGTTAACCTCGCAGAATTTCGACAGTCATTAGGTTCAATGACCATGCGTTTGGAGCAAATAACTTCATTCGCTCGGTTCTTGCGAAGGGGTAATTTTCTAGCTGCTGGTCAAGTGCTCGAAGATGCTGTTTTGGGGAATGCTCGTAAAAAAACGAACAAACCTCTTGTGCCGAAAGGCGTCAGCGCTGCGAAATCACTTGCCAACAATTGGCTAGAGTACTCCTTTGGGTGGAAGCCTCTAATACAGGATATCTACCAGGCTGTCGATCTCTTACAAAATCCCATCAAGTCCATAAGACCTACTGGGAAGGCCTCGGCATCGCACATCGCGATTGTCGAGACTGGCTCTAAGGCGTCTGGCTTTTATTCCGGCCAGAACGTCCAGGGTGTAAGATATGCGAAACAGGGATGTGTTGTCACTATTGACAACCCTAACCTGTACTTGGCGAATAACTTGGGACTTGTCAATCCCTTGACTGTTGCCTGGGAGCTGGTACCTTTCAGCTTCGTAGTCGACTGGTTCGTCAACGTAGGGGAGTTCCTTAACTCTGGAACCGACCTACTGGGACTTACGGTTACGCAACCGTACGCCGTGTATGGGATCAAGGCCATTGGACAAGATGATAGAAGGAATCCCTTTTGGACTCCCAATACCGTCAACATCCGTGCCTGGAATCTCATGTTCATGGCGAGAGCGAGTGGTCTCATCGGCCCCCCTCTGCATGTGCGACCGGCTCGATTGTGGGGCTGGCAGAGGTGTGCAAACGCCGCTGCCGTCCTAACCCAGTTTCTGGGTAAAGGAAAGTAGAGATACTTCCTTTTGATCGAGTCCGCAATCCCTTCACGAAGGAAAAAGCATGCCTGCAATGGCAAATATCACCGTCAAGAAAAATGACGGTGTCACGGACATCATCTACGATGCTCTGTCCGCGTCTGGGGGTGACAATGCCCCCGCAGTCTGGCGCCAAGACACTGGCGCTGTGGCCGGCCTGCCCGTCGGATTCCGTCCGATGCTCAAGATGGTTACGTCGTGGAACGGTCCCAAGACCGCCCGGCAGGTGAAGTTGAACTTCACCATGCCGTATGCGGTCCAAGACTCGACCACGACGCTCTATCAGAGCAAAGATCGGATCGTGTTCGACGGAATCGTCACGATGCCGCAAGGCATCCCGGCGGCGAACCTCAATGAGGTTGCGCAGTTGGTGAACCTCTTGGCCAGCGCGCTGGTCAAGTCGGCGATCCAAGCCGGTTACGCTCCTACCTAAACGTCCTTTAAGGAAACAAAATGTCCAATTCAGCGTTTTCTGATTGTCCGAAGATGTCCGTCACCTTCTCGGCCTACTTCATTTCTGTCCCAACCAGAAGCACCTTAACAGGTCGCTTCACGGGCGTGACTGAGGAAGTGGTCGTCGGTGACTTCTATGTCTTCGACGATCAGTTTGGCTGGCTGGCTTTTGTCCCTTATGACGCCAAGGTCCAGGCGCTGCAGAGAAGGCGTTCCGAAACCAGGAAACTGGTAATGGAATTGTCTCGACGTAGCGCCCGGCTTGTCGGAGCGAAGTGATGATTGCTAGTTCGTTGCCGGATTATCTGGTGCGAACGGTCCTCGCCCTGTTGGAGGACCTAGCGACTCCCCTTTCTCTAAGTGTGGCTATCAAGCTGCGCTACGAGGATTGGGATGGGATCTCGGAGATGTCTCCTGATCCAAGATCGTACCTCGATAGCGACCATTACGCCCGCGACGCCGCGGCTTGTGGAATGCTGAGAAAGCTGCAAGAGCTTCCAACGTCACACAACCGAAGCGAAGCTGCCATCCAGAAATGGTGGCAGGGTGAACGTGATTGCTTTCGAACCAATCGAAGACTTCAGCCGTATCTTCCTGAAAACCGTCTTTTCGACGATGGAAGGGCTGCGATCTGGTCATTTATTGACCAAGTTCGGAAAATAGTCCTAGACTGGATAGGTTACGGGCCTGACCTCCTTGCGGAGGGAAGGTTCGGACCAGGCGCGACTTTTGCGAACCGCGGCGGGAAGACCACTGTACCCGACAAAATGTCTACCGACCCCGTTTTGACACGAGACGCCATTTGGTACCTACCGCAGTGGTTAGGGACCCAATGGGGCGCAAGTCATGCGCACCGTCTCGGAGAGTTTATCTTTGTCCCCGGCAATCGTTTCACAACGGTGCCAAAAACCGCCAAGATAGACAGATCGATAGCTGTAGAGCCGTCGATAAATGTCTTCTATCAGCTCGCCCTCGGGCGTCAGCTGAGGCGTCGTCTCGCAAGACGGCCTCGTACGTTCTATCGTCGCAGATTTGTAGGTGATCACTTCTCCTACGAAAAAGCTACGCAAGAATTTGCTGGGTGGGACTTGGACAGGGCACAAGATGTTCATCGGCAGGTCGCCGAAACATCCTCTGTGTCGCGAGAGTTTGCTACTCTCGATCTCTCAAATGCAAGCGACACCGTAGCTTACGCCCTTGTCAAGGCGCTGCTACCCCAAGGCTGGTTCGATGCTCTCGATGACCTTAGGTCAAAGAAGACGCAGATCGACGGTCGCTGGGTCGTGCTAGAGAAGTTTTCTAGCATGGGTAACGGCTTCACGTTCGAACTAGAGACGATTCTTTTCGGTGCTATAGCTTGTGCCACAGCGAGAAATTGCGGTGGGGTGGGCTTACTTGGCACCGACGTCTTTGTGTTCGGCGATGACATCATCGTGAAGAACGATGTGGCTCATCCTCTGAAGTCGGTTCTTGAGTTCCTGGGTTTTGAGTTAAATAAGGAGAAATCCTATTTTGACGATAGCCCGTTCCGAGAGAGTTGCGGGGGCGACTTTTTTGCCGGGAAACCGGTACGCCCTTTCTTTCTCAAGGAGCTTCCAAATGGACCTCAAGACTTTGTCTCTCTTGCTAATGGCATTAGCCATCTTGCCGACCGGATTGCCTCGACAGGCTTCCCGGTTAGCAGGCGTGCTTGGTTTACTGTTCTTGATCGTATCCCTACTAGGGTACGACGTTGCCGCGGTCCAAAAGACCTTGGCGACCTCGTCATCACTGACGAGTCAAGCAGATGGATCACACGTGCAAGAGCAGGCATTAGGTACATCCAGGTGATTCGGCCTCACCGTGTGAGAGTAATCTCATACGAGAGGTTTTCACCTGAGGTAGTACTAGCTTGCGCGACCTATGGATGTGGGAATCGTC